ATTCTGCTCGATCAGCTCCTTGACATGGGTCAGCATGAGCACCCGAGTCTCTGGCCAGTTCTGCAAAGCATCCTTGCAAAGCGCAGCCACAATGTGCGACTTGCCTGAGCCGGTCGGAAGCACTAAACATGGATTGCCCTGATTGCCAGCCTCAAACCATCGGTACAGTTCGTCGATGGTGCGCTGTTGGTAGTCACGGAGCATTAGGTTTCCTCCATGATCTTGCGTGCGGCAAAGTGCCAGTAGTTGTTGCTGTGCTGCTGCGACTTGTGAATCTCCATGAACTTGTCATGTAAACGCTTACGCTCAAAAGAAACAACAATGTCGGCAAATTTTTCAATCTGAGGAGCTGTTCCAATGTTGAATCCAGCCTCTCTCGCCATGCGGATGATGTCTTCTCGTGTCATCCCACAATCCTTCCACCAAATTCCTTACGCATCTCAGCAATGAACGCATCACCGCTGGCGCAGGCATTGGCATTGGCCAGCAACTCCTTGGAGCCGTAGACACCCTCCTGCTCAGGATCGCCATTGGCCAGATTCACGCCATTGATCTCATACACAGCAGTGAACTCGTCAGGCCCATCCTTGCGCTGCCAAGGCACCAGATCAGGATGCAAGACATGACCCTCACAGCCAGTGCGCTGCGAATCCAAAGGAATCTCAGCATCCCACTTGGCGCAGTGCCAAGTCGAGTCAGGCATCGCTGTGGCCAAAGCGCAGGTGCGGCAATTCACATGCTTGGTGGTCTTGGACTGGTGGCAGAACTCATGCGCATCGCAGAACTTGCACTGATACCAGCTCGCATCTGAGCTGATCGGCTCGGGCATGCGATCACTCAAAGCAATGCGCTGGCCGCGAGCAATGGCCTTGCCAGCCACATCTTTGTCGAACTTCACGCGCTCTGTGTGGATGCGATCATCATCCTTGCAGACAGTCAAATACAGCGCACGATCGATGCCAGTGCCTGCCATGTAGACCTGCATCTGCACAAAGTGCTCAGGCTTGGACTTCTCCACGCCATTCTTCTCCAGATCGTCAAATGCTTTTTTGGATGCCGTTTTGAACTCGGCAATGTGCTTGGACTTGGGCGCATCTGGCACACCCTTATCGATGATGGCATCGATGCTGCCAGACACATGGCTGCCTAAGTCCACACGGTGCTGGGCAGACACCTTGCGCTAATCGATGCCAATGGCACGCAAGTCGCTGATGATGTTGGCCTCCTCTTGGTGGCCACGCCTGAACAATCGCAGGATACGGCCAGGGAATGTTGGTTGCACAGCCCAGCGGAAAGACAGCCACAGCCACCGATCACACACATGGCCAAGCGTACTGGCTCCAAGGTGTGGGCGAGGCACCTCGGCAATGGCCTCATGGTGCTTGTCAATCAATGACTGAATGCTATTATCTGGCTCAGGGATTTTCATGTTGTCTCTCCTTTGATGAGTTTGCCCAGACCAGTTCACGCTAGTCTGGGCATTTTTTTGCTTACTTCTTAGCCCAAGGTGGTGCGGCCTTGGCAAATGCGGCAGGAGCAGGATTGCTTTGTCCCTGTGGAATTGACGCAGCTGGCGCTACGCTTCCAGACACAGACTTAAAGCCCTTGACCTCATTGCTTGCACCGTACTGAGCGTCCTCTTTGACCTCCAGCTTGATGGCGATCTGGCCACCAATCAACTGATCGGTGTCGGTCACTTTGGCCAAGCCAATCGCACGCATGATGTCACCCAGCTGCTGGCGACCGATCTCCTCGGCCTTGTGGTTGGCGTTCTTGATGTTCAAGTTGCCAAACACCACACGACCTTGGTGGCTCGGGCCAGTGATGTCATAGCGCAGTTTGATGTACTGGCCGTTCCCTGCCTTGGTTGCCTTCAACTCAGACTGAGAGATGGTGGCGGTGTACCAGCCAGCAGGCAGCGGCTCAAAGTTGCCATTGCCTTGGGGCAGTTCGTTGACGTTGAATTCTTCGTTTAAAAAAGCCATGATTTACTCCTTGGGGATAATTTTGAAAGATGGGCGGCCAGGTTTGGCCGTGATTGCAGCTGCAAGCGGCTTGGTGATGGACTCGTCTGCTGCCTTCCAGATCGCCATGTTGATCTCCGGCTTCCAGCGAAACAACTTGGCCAAGTGATCAGTCAGACCAAACTCGGCAGCCAGCTCCTGCACCTTGTCACCGTCGACCTTGCGGTCGATGCGGCCAGAGATTTTGACCACAAATCCTTGCGGCTCGGCGGTCTCGGTGCTCTCGAAGTTCTCAGGAATGGCCAGCAATTTGACCATCTGATCTTCGATCTTGCGGCGCTCGGTCGTGGCCTTTTCTTCGTCGCTTTTATAGCGCAGCCAATCTGCGCTCAGGGTTTGCAAGTCGCTCATGCTTTTTCACCAATCTTGGTAATGATTGCACCCAGATCAGGCGCTTCCCAAGCCTCCAACTTGCCAGAGCGATCTTTGGCCAACCAAAGGCCGTCCGAGTCGCACATCAAAGCACGCTGGGTCACACCCTCGGCATCGCGCTCGACACGCAGCGCCAGCACTTCATCAAAGAAGTACGGCAGGCCTTGTGTCAGGCTCTTGCCTGGCATGCCTGGGTTGTAGAGCATCTTGCCCATCTCGTCGGTGGACTTCTCCAGCTTGGCCGACATAAAGACATGCTTGCCTGGCAGATCGCGAAAGGCGCGAATCAGCTCCTGCATGGTGCTGTTCATCTCGCCATAAGCAGCGCGGCCATCCTTGGACTTCTTCATCTCATGCGACAGCACCACCTCGGCCACCTCGCTGATTGAGTCCAGCGCCACAGACTCAAACCCAGCAGCCTCCTTGCTTTCGCGGCACCAGGTGAATGCCTCGCGCAAATCGTCCATGCTGGCGATCTCAATGTAGGGCAGATCAGCGTCCTGAATGGACAGCAAACCACCCTCAGCTGATAGCACGATCACATTCGGCAAGGTCTTGACCAATGTGGTCTTACCAGCACCGGCTTGGCCGTACACCAACAACTTCACTCCATTGGCGGTCAGGCCTCCGGTCGACTTCAAATTGATAGCCATTTGGCTCTCCTTTTTTTGCACCTCCGTCTGGGGATCAGTTCGAGGCGTGCTTGCATCATAAACCAGAAATAGGGTATAGTGCAAGCACTTCCGCAAATATTTTTTTTAAGGTGCAAATTATGATGACTGTTGAGCAGATCAAAAAAAGGCTGGAAGATGCCAATCTCAAACGAGTGGCCGAGAATGCCGGTGTGCATCCAGCCACGGTTTACAGGTTCATGCAAGAGGAATCCAAGCCCCTGTATGAGACGGTCAAAGCCCTGAGCGACTATCTCACCAGGCAGGAGGCCACAATCAATGGCTGACCTCTCCAAAGTGCTCGGTGGGCCTTGGGCACCACCACCAGAAAAGCGGGTCGCACCGCCAGAGGCCCAGCTCATTGACGCAATGCGTGCAGCAGGCTTGGAGCCACCAGACGAAATCATGATGGATGGCAAGATTCACAGGTTCCGGTCAGGCACCAAAGGTGCACCTGGCCACGGTGACAAGCCAGGCTGGTATCTGGTGTTCGGGGACGGCATCCCAGCCGGTCGATTCGGCTGCTGGCGTGCAGGCATGGAAGTGACATGGCGTGCAGATGTTGGTCGAAAACTGACTGAATTTGAGGAAATGGCCCACGCTAGACGAATCAACGAGTCAAAAGTCCTGCGTGAAGCAGCTCAAGAGCGCCAGCATCAAGTCGCCAGCGAGACAGTCGAAAAAATATGGCTCAGTGGTGTGGCGGCTCATCCTGATCACCCTTATCTCAAACGCAAAGGCATCCAAACCCACGGTGTACGCACCACAGGCGATGGCCGATTGATGGTGCCACTATACGATGCGGATGGCACACTTAGCACCCTGCAATACATCGATGAGGATGGCGGAAAGCTCTACCACCCAGGCGGTCAAACAGGCGGCAAGTTCTGGATGGTAGGCTCACTGGATGAGCCTGGCACCTTGTTCGTGGCCGAGGGATTCGCAACGGCAGCCACCATCCATGAGACCACCGACAGGCCAGTCGTGGTGGCCTACAGCGCCAGCAATCTGGTGCCGGTCACTGGCACACTCAGACAAATGTATGGAGCAACTCAAGACATCGTGATCGTCGCAGACCACGACCAAAGCGGTGTCGGCCAACGATACGCAGAACAAGCCAGTGCCAAATATGGAGCACGCATGGTTATGCCTCCGATACTCGGTGATGCCAACGATTATGCACAGGCTGGCCACGATCTAGCAGGACTGCTGATCCAACAGACCGGCACAGCAGTGATCGACAAGCTCAAAGTCATATTCGGTGACCAACTCGGCAGCGACTACGAAGCACCAGACGAGCTGGTCGAAGGTCTGATGACCATCGGCAGCTCGGTGGTGGTCTACGGTGACAGCAACTCAGGCAAAACATTCTGGGCGCTCTCGGTGGCCACAGCCATCGCCACAGGCACCGACTGCTACGGCAGGAAGACCGACTCAGGCTTGGTGATTTATCTGGCCAGCGAAGCCCCAGCAAGCATCCGATCACGCATGCAGGCCATCAAGAAGTACCACGGCTGCGACCTCGAGAACTTGGCAATGGTGCCAGTCCCGATGAACTTCTACAACGGCGACCAAGATGCCCAAGATGTGATTGAACTGGTCAGAGCCATCGAGCAGATCAAAGGCAAGCCGGTACGCCTGATCATCGGTGACACACTGGCCAGAATGAGCGCAGGAGCCAACGAAAACAGCGGTGAGGACATGGGGCCAGTCATGGCCAGATTCGACCAGGTGGCCACTGCAACAGGCGCAGCCCTGATGATCATCCACCACAATGGCAAAGACGCAGCCAAAGGCGCACGTGGCTGGTCAGGCATCCGAGCACACATCGACACCGAAATCGAAGTAATCGAAAAAGAAGGCATCCGCATGGTCAACGTGACCAAACAGCGCGAATTGCCAAGCAAAGGCGAAGCGATCTACTTCAAACTGGAAGTGGTCGAAATGGGAATTTCAAAGTTCGGTGGCCCTGCAACAACCTGCGTGGCCATCCCAGACGATGAATCAAATGCCACAAAACCCCACAAAAAACCCACAAAGCATGATGAGAATGTCAGGACAGTCGAGCGTGCATGGTGGTCATCTGGTGCAGAAGAACGTGATGGTTTACCCTACCTGAGCAGGTCAGCACTGCGCGATCTACTGGTCAAAGATGGCATGGCCGAGCGCACTGCAAAGAACAAAACCGAGGCATCCAGACCAGAAGGAATCATCGCGCAACTGCTCAACGCAGGCACGCTGGAGACTTTCGAGCATGGCTGGATTTTCATCAACGAGGTTCAAGTCAGTGCAATGATGATGCAAAAAAGTGAGGCAAAGAATCGCCCCTAAATGCCCCTGACTGCCCCTAGGGGTTTTTAGGGATTAGGGGCAAAAGCCAGTTAAATCGCCCCGCCCCGCCCCTAAAGCGTATACGCTAGGGGCAGGTAGGGGCAACTGGATGCGGGAAATCAGGGAAAAGTTATCCACAGAAAGATGAGCAAGTACTAACATGACAAAACAACGAGAGACACCAAATTTTTTAAGCTGGCAACATGACACGCTGGCCAAGTTTGCCAGAGACTGCTACACCAGGCTCCAAGATGAACAGGCCGCAAACGAGCAACTCAGAATGGATTTAAAAGATGCCATGAAACTGGCGCGAATTGAAAACATGAAGGACAATGCAGCATGACCACAAAATCACACAAAGCAAAAGCTCCAACCAAGCGAACTAAGCCTGGCAGTGAAGACCGAGCCGTGATCAGCCAGATGGTGCTCGATGGCATGCGAAACGGCCTGAGCGCTTTCAAAGCATGTCAAGCAGCTGGTGTTCCTCAAAGCACCTTCTCTCGGTGGGTGGATGATGATGCTATCCTTGCGGAGAATTACGCGCGCGCGAGGGAAGACCTGATCGAACGCATGGCCACAGAGATCATGGAGATCAGCGATCAGGACGTTGGCGTGGCCGTTGATGGCAAGAAAGACTGGGCGGCAGTGCAAAAGCACAGACTGCAAGTTGACACCCGCAAATGGCTGTTGTCCAAACTGGCCCCAAAAAAGTTTGGCGACAAGATCGAAGTCTCTGGCGATCCAGCCAATCCCCTGGTGCAAAGAATTGAGCGCGTGGTCGTCAAGGCATGACAGTTTTACAGCTTCCAACACCTGAGTGGGCATTGCCACTGCTGGAGGGCAGCCGGTACAAAGGCGCATGGGGTGGCCGAGGCTCGGGCAAGTCCCACATGTTTGCCGAGCTCATGATCGAGGCTCACATCATGGATCAGAAGCGGCGCAGCGTCTGCGTGCGCGAGATTCAGAAGTCCCTGAACCAGTCGGTCAAGCGCCTTCTGGAGACCAAAATCGAGTCCATGAACGCTGGCGCTTACTTCGAGGTGCAGGATGTGGTCATCAAGTCCAAGAAGGCCGATGGCGCAATCATCTTCCAGGGCATGCAGAACCACACAGCCGACTCGATCAAGTCGCTGGAAGGTTACGACTGCGCCTGGGTGGAAGAAGCTCAAAGCCTGAGCCAGACCAGCCTCGACCTGCTGCGGCCAACCATCCGAAAGCCAGACTCCGAGCTGTGGTTCACGTGGAACCCGCGCCAGCAGAATGACCCAGTCGACTTCCTGCTGCGTGGCCCGACACCGCCAAAAGACGCGACCGTCCTGAAGGTCAACTTCACCGACAACCCTTGGTTTCCATCCGTCCTGCGCGACGAAATGGAGTACGACAAGAGGCGCGACCCAGACAAATACCAGCATGTCTGGATGGGAAGCTATCTCACAAACAGCAACACCCGAGTGTTCAAGAACTGGCGCGTCGAGGACTTCGAGGCACCACCAGACGCAATCCACAGGCTTGGTGCTGACTGGGGCTTCGCGGTCGACCCGACCACGCTGGTGCGCTGCCACATCATTGGCCGCACGCTGTACATTGATTACGAGGCTTACATGGTCGGCTGCGAGATCGTCAACACACCCGAGCTGTTCATGCAGGTGCCCGAGGCCGAAAAGTGGCCAATCGTGGCCGACTCAGCCAGGCCAGAGACGATCAGCCACATGAAAAAGAATGGCTTTCCAAAGATCATGACAGCGGTCAAAGGGCCAAAGTCGGTCGAGGAAGGCATCGAGTTCTTGAAGAACTACGACATCGTCGTGCACCCTCGGTGCATCCACACCATTGACGAGCTGACGCTGTACAGTTACAAGCAAGACCCATTGACTGGCAAAATCTTGCCGGTGCTGGAAGACAAGAAAAACCACGTGATCGATGCCCTGCGTTACGCTTGCGAAGGCGTGAGACGATCGGCTGTTGCAAAGCCTGCAATCTTCACTCCATTGCCAAACGTGAAGAAATGGTGAGAAAATCACACAAAATGAGGATTTAACATGGCCCGACTCACAAACGATCAACGCCTTGCGAACCTGCACGACGAAGCCCTCGCGCAATTCGATGATGTGCAAAGCGCACTGCGCGATGAGCGCCTGCAATGCCTCCAAGACCGGCGCTTTTACTCTTTGGCAGGCAGCCAGTGGGAAGGCCCACTCTGGGATCAGTACGAAAACAAGCCAAAGTTCGAGGTCAACAAGATCATGCTGGCCGTGATCCGAGTGGTCAACGAATACCGAAACAACCGCATCACCGTGGACTTTGTGTCCAAAGATGGCGTGGAGAATGACAAGCTGGCCGAGGTCTGCGATGGCCTGTACCGATCAGACGAGCAGGCATCCGTGGCCGATGAAGCCTACGACAACGCCTTTGAGGAAGCGGTCGGCGGTGGTATCGGTGCCTGGCGCTTGCGCACAGTCTACGAAAACGAGGAAGACCCAGAGGACGACCGCCAGCGCATCCGCATCGAGCCGATCTTCGACGCTGACAGCTCGGTGTTCTTCGACTTGCAGGCCAAGCGCCAAGACAAGGCCGATGCTAGATTCTGCTTTGTCGTCACATCGATGACGCGCCAGGCATACAAAGACACATGGGGTGATGACCCAGCAAGCTGGCCAAAGATCATCCACCAGTACGAATTCGACTGGTGCACACCCGATGTGGTCTACGTGGCCGAGTACTTCAAGGTCGAGGAAAAGACCGAGACCATCCGCATCTTCCAGACCATAACAGGCGAGGAAGAACGCTACACCCAAGAAGACTTTGCCAAAGATGAAATGCTGGAAGAAACTCTGGCAGCCGTTGGCACAGTCGAGGTGCGCCAGCGCAAGATCAAGACCAAGCGCGTGCACAAGTACATCATGTCAGGTGGCAAGGTGCTCGAAGACGCAGGCTACATCGCAGGCAAGTGCATCCCGATCGTGGTCGTCTACGGCAAGCGCTGGTTTGTCGACAACGTCGAGCGATGCATGGGCCATGTCCGTCTGGCCAAGGATGCCCAGCGCCTCAAAAACATGCAGCTGTCCAAGCTGGGCGAGATCAGCGCCTTGTCCTCAGTCGAGAAGCCAATCCTTACGCCTGAGCAGGTCGCTGGCCACCAAGTCATGTGGGCCGAGGACAACCTCAAGGACTATCCGTACTTGCTGATCAACCCGATCACAGACCAGAACGGCAACCAGGCAGTCAGCGGCCCTGTGGCCTACACCAGATCGGCAGCCATCCCACCGGCAATGGCCGCGCTCTTGCAGATCACCGAAACCGACATGCAAGACATTCTGGGCAATCCAGCTGGCGCAGACAAGATGGTCAGCAACATCTCAGGCAAGGCCGTGGAGATGATTCAGGCCCGAGTCGATGGCCAAGCCTTCATCTACATGAGCAACTTTGCCAAGGGCATGAAGCGCTGCGGTGAAATCTGGCTCTCGATGGCACGCGACATCTACACCGAAGACAAGCGCAAGATGAAGACCATCGCGCCAACTGGTGAAGCTGGCATGGTCGAGCTGATGAAGCCAACCATTGATCAGGAAACCGGCGCAGTTGTCATGGAAAACGACCTGACCAGTGCCACCTTTGATGTGATCGCAGATGTCGGCCCATCAAGCAGCACCAAGCGCCAAGCAACTGTTCGCGCTCTGACCGGCATGCTCCAGATCACTCAAGACCCAGAGACAGCACAGGTGCTGACCGCAATGGCCATGATGAACATGGAAGGCGAGGGCATTGGCGATGCAAACGCCTACTTCCGCAAGAAGCTCCTGCGCATGGGCGTGGTCAAGCCAACCGACATGGAAGCCGAAGAACTCATGGCCGAGATGCAGGGCGCACCACAAGACCCGAATGCCATGTACCTGCAAGCCGCAGCCGAGAATGAAACTGCCAAGGCAGCCAAAGCTCGAGCCGATACCGTCGAAACCGTGGCCAGCGCAGAACTCAAACGCGCTCAAACGCTGGAGACGCTGGGCAAGGTCGACGAGACCGCGCAGAACATGGCGCTCACAAATGCAGAGGCAGTGCAACAGATTTTGCAAGGCCAGATTGTTCAACCTGTTGTCAGATAACTGAAAAAGGGCGAGAATGTGATAAACGGCATCCACCCAGCCGTTCTAATGGGTGAGTTTGATGGGGTCAGAAGATGAACACAAAGGCAGTATCAGGAGAAGAAAACCAAGACGGTGACACCATCGTCATTGAGGATGAAGGCCAAAGCACTGAGCAAACCACCGACGAGCAACAATCCGTTGGCGACCAGGGCGAAGACCAGAATGCCGAAGATGACGAAGGCGAACCGGACGAAGTGGTCGTCTCCATTGGTGAGGAAGCGCCACCTCCCGAAGAACAGACTCATGCGCCTGAATGGGTACGAGAGCTGCGTAAGACGAACAGAGAATTGCAGCGGCAAAACCGTGAACTGCAAGGCAAGCTGCAAAGCACCGCACAGACTGAGACCAAGCCGGTCGTGCTGGGCAAGAAGCCAAGCCTAGAAGATCACGATTATGACGCTGACAAATTCGAGGTAGCACTGGCAGATTGGTTCGAGCGCAAGCGACAGGCCGATGAGTCAAACGCCAAGCAAGAAGCTGAAGTTATGACTCAGCAAAAAGCATGGCAAGCCAAACTGGATGGCTACGGCAAGGCGAAAGCCGAACTGAGAGTCAAAGATTTTGAAGACGCTGAGGCCGTGGCCCAAGAGTTGTTTAACATCACCCAGCAAGGCGTGGTGCTCCAAGGTGCGGATAACCCTGCACTCGTCATCTACGCGCTCGGCAAGAACCCGAAGAAGGCAAAAGAGCTGTCCGACATTAAAGACCCCGTAAAGTTTGCCTTTGCGGTAGCGAAACTGGAGAAAGAATTGAAAGTTACCAACCGCAGGGCAGCCCCGCCACCCGAG